TCTTCAGCCTGTATTCGAGCGCTATCTAAAATCAGTTCAAGCTAGCGGCAGAGTAGTTTACATAGTATCTTGGCCAACAGCACAAGAAAACCTTAACCCTACGATAGCTAGGAATGCGCTGACATTGGCAAACGACGTTGCGCGCTTCCCACATGTTGTCCTTGATAATGAACGAGCCACACGTTTACTACGTGGCAGAATCGGCATGCTTGGCATGTACCCTGTCGCCAACACAACCTTTGCCAAGTCGCTAGCACAAGTATTGAAGCTCTCTACTGAAGATTCCCCAATCCAGTCATTCGATAGCAAAGACCTAGAGACTTGCTTGGATAATGATGGTCGTGGCTTCTTGGGCTCAACAATGATTAAAGACCCATCTACCGGCAAGCTCGGCACGATGATCCTTCACAACTGCATGAATCGCTCTGCGTGTCCTCCACCCAAAGGCAAAGCCAAAGCAGGCTCCTTGGTGCTGGTTGTATCAGAAGAGATGGTCGCAGACCCTAAGATCTCAAAGAACATTGAGTCGGCAATCGCCTATGTCGGCGGTCGATGCGAGACACTTTTCTCTGGCGTTTATGTCCGAAAGAATGTGCCCGGATTGATTGCGATACTAAGTATGAATGGATTAGCGACATAAAAGGAATAATATAATGGCTATAAGAAAGAACACAAGAAGATTTGATCCTCGCTACTTTATGGACGAGAAGACAGTCCTTAATGAAAAAGATCTTTCCGCAGAAGAGAGGAGAGATCTTCCTGATAGTGATTTTGCGTTAGCTGGAAAGGGCGAAGGACCTGAAGGCAAACAAGCCGGCTCATACCCTATTCCAGACGAAAAACATGCCCGAAGCGCATTAAGTTTAGTTGCGCAACACGGCACCCCAGAAGAAAAAGCTAAGGTCCGCGCGGCAGTGAAAAAGAAGTTCCCCGGTATTAAGCAAGAAAACTGATGATATGATGAAGTGGTGGCAGGAGTTAAACGATTGGCTTTCTTGGAGAGGGGTCACATGGAATGACATATATTATACCGTAGTTGCCATAAGTACATTAACCATAATAATAGGCTATTCGATATGGATGTTAGCAAAATAAAACAAATAATTCTAAAAGGCTGGAATCTTTTTACAACAATCGATCTGGTGCCCTTTGTGATACTGGCTGTAATATTTGCCTACATGGGTCAACAGTATAATAGCCTAGAAAAAAGAACCCACCAGATCGAGAAAGTTATAAATGAGGGAATATATATCCCAGAACAGCCAACACCACCAATCATATTCGAGCCTGAAGAACCATGCACATGCAATTTATAAAACAAAAACTACCTGACGGACTGAAGGGACTGAAAGCGCAGCTAAATGAGAGACTTGTAGACGCGTCACTCTATGCCTGCTGGCTAACTTTGGTAGCACTGTTGTGGATTGATGGGCTTCTAACTGGTATTTGGATTTTTTAAGGGGAAAAGATGGAAGAAAAAGATAAAAACGGATTTGTCGACACATGGTTGATGAAACTCACATCAAGAAAACTATTAGTGTGGATCACAGCCACAGGGTTAGCCTTGTCCGGACAACTGACCAGCGGCGACTGGGTTGTTATCTCCACTGTCTTTATCGGTGCACAAGGCGCCGTAGACATTGTAGAGAGACTGAGAGGGTGATGTGACCGCTAAGATAGTATTGCAGTTTGTCATAAAGAATTGGAAAAGCATCTTAATGGTGCTTCTCTCATTAGGTATTATCGGTAAGATGCGCTATGACTATAAACAACTCCAGCGCGCCTACGAGGTAACAGAGGACTCCCTCAAAGCTCAAATCGATGGGCTCAAAGACATCCACCAGCGCGAAATAGCAGCACGTGAAGAGACACTCAACGAGTATCACGACTTGCTTAAGCAGATTGAAAGCGACTATTTAGAGAGCCAAGATGCGCTCCAAGAGTTGATCGATCGCAGAAGAGAAGATTATGGAAGACAATTTTCAGAAGACCCCACCTCGTTGGTTGACGAGATTCAGTCGATGTACGGATTTGATTATGTTCCTTAGTCTATTGATGCTATTATTTAGCCCAGCGTCCGCTGACGAGGGAAAGTTCACTTTCTTGGGTCAACAACAGTGCGCACCGTTTGAAGGCGTCTTATTCGATCCTCCTGCGCTAGCTACGATTCTTGCAAGACAATCCACAGCAAACCTAGCATGCCAAGCGCGAATAGAATACGAGTTATCTGTCGAAGCTGCGGGATACGATCTAGAAATCCAAGAGCTACAGATCTCTTTCAATGCACTGAGAGAAGAAAGCACCCTTATGATAACACAAAAAGATTTAGAGATACAACAGCTCCAAGAATCCATTCTGAGCCAGTCTTCTGATAACAAGCTGTGGTGGTATGTCGGAGGCATTGCGACCGGTGTGGCGGCATCCTACGGCGCGTATAGGCTATTCAATGAGTGAGAAAGAGAAACTAAATAAAGTTGCTGCCTACGAGAAGGCAATCGCCGAGAAATACGGCGCCGAAACAGTCCAAAATCCACATGCGAATTGGGATGAGGACAAAGAAAAAGAATATCTCGAACAACAGAAAGAATTATATAAAAAAACGATGACAAATGAGAGATATCAAGAGAAAATTGATGTTAATGGAATAAAGGTATCAAAGAAACTATTTAGTAGAGACTCTTTACAACGATGTCCGATTTGTCTTTCTCTGTCGAAAAAGGCAGCTGACGATGTTTGTTTTCTAAAATATGAATGTTGCCATAGTTGTTATATTCATTATGTAGAAGGCAGAGAGGAAAGATGGGCAACCGGTTGGAGACCAAAAGGAAATAAATAATGGCAACAGTATACGAAATCATACAAGGACTATCACAGGCAGCAGCCAACTCATATGACGGCGCACTAGGAGAGGATTACGAACCTGACAAGCCTGGAATCCTTCGTAGAGAAGAGGGCAATGCTCTCATCGACCGAAGGGTCATGGACGGCTTTAACGTTAAGTTTTACGGCGACATGATGTGTTTGAGCTATCAGTCTGAAATTCAGTTAAAAGAAGTTTATGCTTCTGGTTTTGAAGGCGATACCGATCAGCGTTTGTCTGATATTGCTGGTTGGCTTAAGAAAGAATACAAAAAAATCACGGGAGACTCTGTTGCTTTGACTGAAGTAGGAGAAATCGATATTAGAGTTGAAAACTCCTCTCGCGTTCGCACTTGGGTCACTGCCAAGAAACACTATAAGATTGGCGGACTAAGTGAAGAGATGAATTTGGAAACCGGCTCAGAAGCATCTGTTGAGAAAAGCTGGCAATCGTTCCTTGAACTTGGCGGCTGGGATGGCAACGGTGGAAAGAGACCAGAAAATGATTCACGCAAAAAAGGCTCGGAGGTAGAGAAATGAGAATTTCTATTGATAGACTTAAAGAGATTATCTTGGAAGAAGTAAACACAGCAACGCAGCCGAACATTGAGGAATGCGGCGGCGATATGGAAGTAGTAGATATGGGATCACCAGAGGGCTTCGAAGGCGGCGATGAAGAATTCGAAGAGGGCGGCATCGAGGCACTTGTAGCAAAAGCAATGGAGGCAATTGCCGACTTGGCTTCAGCAGCAGGCTCCGACATGGCCATGGCAGGCGATCACAACCACGACCAAGAAGAGATAGAAATTGTAGAAGATGAATGAGTTTCACTTTAACAAAAAAACAACAAGTAAAGGAAATACTTAAGTGCGGTAAAGATCCGTCATATTTTCTCAAGACATATGCGCGTATCTCCCATCCAATGCACGGACTTATTCTATTTGATACCTATGATTTCCAAGACGACCTACTACGTGATTTTAACGATTATCGTTTTAATGTTATTTTAAAAGCGCGCCAGCTTGGAATCTCAACGATTACAGCTGGTTATATTGTATGGTTAATGTCTTTTCACCGCGATAAGGCAGTTTTGGTTATGGCAACCAAGTTTGCCACCGCAGGAAACCTTGTAAAGAAAGTTAAGAACATTATACGCAACTTGCCTGATTGGCTGCGCATGGCGTCGATTAAGGTAGATAACCGAAACTCGTTTGAGCTTTCCAATGGTTCTTCGATTAAAGCAGCCTCAACCTCTGGTGATGCCGGACGTTCGGAAGCCTTGTCTTTGCTCGTGCTTGACGAGGCTGCACATATTGATGGGCTTGAAGATCTTTGGACTGGACTATATCCTACCTTGAGTACTGGTGGTAGGTGCATCGCACTGTCGACCCCTAATGGTGTCGGAAACTGGTTCCACAAGACTTGTGTTGATTCAATCGCAGGGACAAACAACTTCAAACTTACAGACCTACCATGGCAAGTTCACCCCGATCATGATGAAGTGTGGTTTCGCAACGAGACCAAGAACATGTCCAAGCGCCAAATCGCGCAAGAGCTACAATGCAATTTCAATGCGTCAGGTGAAACAGTTATTGATGCCAAGTGCATGGAGTGGCTAGAGATCACGACAAAGGAGCCGCAATATCGAACTGGCTTCGACAGAAACTTTTGGATTTGGGAAGAGTTCGATCCTTCATGCAATTATCTGATGACAGTAGATGTATCAAGAGGCGACGGTGCTGACTATTCAACATTTCAAATACTTAAGCTAGAAACTCTTGAATTCATTGGAGAATATCAAGGCAAGCTGACACCTGATTTATTTGCTAACATGCTAAATCAAGTTGGTCGAGAGTTCGGAAACGCAATGATGGTGGTAGAAAATAATAATATTGGATATACAGTACTTGACAAACTCGTAGAATACGGTTATCCTAATTTATATTATTCTATTAAATCAACGCATGATTATATTGAACAACATCAGGCAGAAGCAATGAACTCAGCCATAGCCGGCTTTTCAACCACCTCAAAGACACGCCCGCTTATCGTCGCGAAATTAGAAGAGTTTATAAGAAATAAACTAATTAAAGTGTATTCGACTAGACTAGTGGGCGAGATGAAGACTTTTATTTGGAAAAATGGCAAGCCGCAGGCAATGAAAGGTTATCATGATGATTTAATCATGGCACTTGCGATTGCGTGCTGGGTTCGAGACAATGCGCTCCAGAACTGTGCTCGCGACCTAAACTATCAAAAGGCTTTCGTTGATTCGATTATTACAACTCGCACCACCATGAACACTCGGATCCCGGGACAACATGGATATCGCAGAGACAATGCATTAGATAAACAAACTGACGAGGCAAGAAGCCTGTATGAACAATATAAATGGA